TTACTGGAGAAAGCATTACATTAAAGTTGCCTGTTTTTCCAAATACTGAATTAAGATATGACATTGGAAATATATTTCTAATATGTCCACATCCTGTACTATCTGACACATATGATAATATTAAATTCTTATTTATTTTTTGAACTCTTCCACCTTCTTGAAATTGATTTGCGAAAGGTGTATTGGGATTATTTAATTGGTTTTGAAAATTTTCAATATCACTAGTTGGTACTTTATTAATATCATTCATGTTGCATTTCTCCTTTTGCAATTTTATACAAGCTCATTAAAGTATTATAAATTTCATTTTTGTTTTCTATATTTAAAGAATCAACATATATCTTAATTAAATCAGTTATAGAATCTATATTGATATTGTTACCATTAAGATTACTGTTAATATCTGAATTATCTACAATAAAAGTATTTGGATATTCCGCAGGATAATAAGATTCAACAGTTTCAATATATTTATGAATTTTATCTTCTTCATAAATTTCACTTTTATTTATATGTATATCCACAATGTTATTTTGAATTCTATTTTTAGTAAACATTTCTGGATATTTCAATTTTATATATTTTAAAGATTTGTTATTGTTTATGAATTCATATTTATTAGTATCTAAATCAAGTATAACAAATCCTCTTTCTTCTGATATATCGGCTCTTGATAATTGATATGGCGATCCAATATATACTATTTCTGTATTGTTTATAGTTTGTTTACTTCTAGTATGAAAATGTCCTGTAAAAACCTTCTTACAATTTTTAGGAAAAATAGTAGGATCAATACCATGTTCACTTAATCTAAATTTATCAAAATGAAAACCTTTTATATCAAAATGACCAAAACATAAATCAATTGAATCGACTAGTTCTTTTTTAAATTCCAAAAAATCTACAATCCAAGGAGATAATAAAATATTTTTATTAGCTTTTTGAATTGTTGTTGTTTTATCTATGATATTTATATTTTGAAATTTGCTGAAGAATTTTAAAGAATGAATATTTATGTTGGTATTATAATAAGCATCATGGTTGCCAATGATTAAATAGATTTCAAAATCAATTAGATAATTTTCAAAAAGATCAAATATATCATTTTTGATTTTAATATTTAAAGAATTTCGATTGTCAAATAAATCGCCTAGAAAGAAGATAGTTGATATCCCCTGTTCTTTAAGGTAAGGAACAAACTGTTCTTTAAAAAATCTTAATTGACTTTCTATAAAAACATCAGAACCTTTCTTTATACCAAAATGTGAATCTGAAATGAGACAAACACGATTAGTCATATAAAAAATTTTCCTAATATTTTTTCAATTTTTTCAATATTCCAATAAGGAATAATTATTAATTTAATTTTATTTTTTTTACAATATTCTTTTTTTAAATTATCATTAATTTGTTGTTGTTTAAAATTTTTTTCTGTTTTTAATTTTATATATTCTATATTTAGATTTTTAGTTTTATCAAAATTTACAGGTTCATAATGTTGTCTTCCATTAAATTCTATACATATATTTTTTTCTTGACAATAAAAATCAAATTCTAAAGCATAATTATTTTTTGGATTAACTAAATTATTAAACCTATAATGATAGTTATAATTTATATTATTTTTATCTAAAAAATTTTGAATAGTTTGTTCTCCTATTGATTTACTTCTTTGACATTTTTTACATTTTTGTCCTCTTAAATGAGCATCTATTCTCTGATTAAATTCACCATGTACAGGGCATATTATTTTAACTATTCTATTTTTGGTAGATGTATCATATGTATGTATATTTATTAAAGAATAATCATAAAAATTATTATGTATTTTTGGAGCTAATTTTAAAAAATTTTCAATAGTTTTTTGTTTTTTTAATACTCCTATATATAGTTTTGAACATTTTTCACATCCACTTCTTAAATGATTATTTGCTATTTGTTGAAATTCTCCGTGTTGTTTACATATAATTGTTATTTTTTTTAAAGCCCCTATATATTTAGTTTTAGAATAATCGTATAAATCTTCATGTATTTTTTTGGCTCTTTCTATAAATGTTTGACTTTTTTGTTTAATTTGAAAATCATCCCAACATTTTTTACAACAAAAAACATTTTTATTTTTTAAAACATACTTAGTAGTAAAATATTCTTTATTACAATTGTCACAAATAGCTTTTATATAATTATTATTTTCAATTATAGGCATTATATTACTCCTTTTAATTATTATTTTTATTACCTATAATTATTTATATTATTAGATCAAAAATTAAACATATTTTATTCATTTTCAATTTTTCTATTTTCAAAAAATTCACATTCACTAAAATTATCTATATATTCTAAAGATGTAAAAATATCTCCTAACTCATTATATCCATTAATATTCTGGAGAAAAGCGTTAAACGCTACTCTGGTAAAATATGCAAATGGATTCCCCTTAGTAACATCAAATCGGTCTATATAATTACACATAAAAAATGTTGCATTGGAAATCATTTCATCTTTTCGATCATTAGTATAGTTTATAAAACTAGATTTATTCAAAAGATTTTTAGCAATCAATAAAAATATATTACCAATTTTGTTATATAAGATTTTAAATCTCTTTTCAAAAATAACAATGTCTGCTCCTTTAATTTTTGGTTTTAATTTTGTTCCGCAATAGGCACATTTCGTTTCAATAATTTTAATTTTTTTTCCACAATCTTCATTGGGACATACAATATGACATTTCTCATATTCTTCTAGTAATGTATTAAATGTTTTATTATTCACATAGTTAGACATAGCCTGCCTCCTTATCAATAAATTCGATGTCTGAAAATTTATTCTGATTTTTGTTAATTTGGATTAGTTTTTTAAATTTGTCAGTATAATTATGCTGAACTCTATGTGAAATAATTAAAATATTCATATTTGAATCATAAGCCATATCATTTAAATTGACTATCAAAGCACTTAAACCTTCTTCATCTAATGCACCGTCTAGAATTTCATCTATTAATAAGATGTTACAATTCCAGTTGCAGATCAATTTGGTCATATTTATAAATGATAATAAAATAGCCATATCAATTCTTTTCTTCTCACCTTCAGAATAAGCATTATATGTGGTACTATCTCTGCTTCCTATATTTATGATTTTCTCATTCATCGTATTATCAAATTCTAATCGAATAGGAATATTGAATAATCGAAGATATTCATTTATTTTTGTGTTTAATATTGGTATGAATTTTTCAAATAGAAAAGATTTGATTCCACTATCAGACAATATTTTTGATACTTGATCATTAACTACAAGGTCTTTTTTATATTTTGTAGTTTGTTTATATATTATTTTATACTCATTGGATTTTTCTTGCAGTTCTGTATTTAAAGAACTAACATCTATATCAAAATTTCGTTTAGTAATATCTTCTTTAAGTTTATGATATTCTTTCATGTGATCTATATAAATTTTAAGCCGATCAGCTAGTTTTTCCTTTTTATTTTTAGATTCTAATAACTCAGAATTTTTATCGGATAATTCAGTAAGCTTTTCGACTATACTTTGTTGTTGATTTTTATATTCTGTAATTTTAATATCAGCTTCTTTAATTTTCAATTTTAAATTAAAAATTTCTTTTTCTCTATGGAGATTATCAATTACAGAATTACAAGTCGGACATATATTATTGGTTGAAAGAAAATTTATACTATTTTCATAGTTGTCTTTTGATATTTCATATTTGATACGTTCGTTCTCTATATTATTTTTGAATTCAATTGTAGATTTTATTTCCTGTTGTATCCTTTTAATATCATTTAAGTCCAAATTGATATTATTAATTTCCGTTTCTATTTCCTTAATTTCTTTTTCTTTATTTTGTATTTTATCTTCTACATCTTTTAAGTTTTTTTCTTTATCATTATCAAAATTCTGTTGGGCAGTATTAGCTTCAGCTAATCTTTTTCTTAAAGAAGTTAAATTAATGGTAAGTAATTCTAAAGTTTTTTGATTTAATTGTTCTTGAATTTTGATATCAGCAACATCTTTTTTTAGAATTTTTAACATATCAGCAAAAATTCTAATA